GCACTGGCCAACGCAGACATTACTTTCACCGCTAATGCATCGACTCCTGTTGTGACCCCTGATCCGTGAGGCGATTGAATGAGACCGCTACCCATCGTCGCAGTGCTCGTTGCATTATCATTCGTAATGCCTGTCGGTTATGCGATATCGTATAATGGAACGGCTACTCTTGGTGATGGGAGTGCGGTAGCGGAAACCCTTTCGGTGGGGACATACTCTCTGGCGGACGGCGTGTATTCGCCTTCTCCAGTGGGTATATCCCCTGTTACCGTTACCAAGAATACCAACGGAACGTATACGCTCAATGAGAGCGGTACACAGATATCCTCTGGATTCTACATCGGGATATTCGGGGATTGTGATACCTGTCAAGTGGAGTGCGATACAGGGCTTGTATCGGATATCCCGTCTGCAACGGTTTCCGTGGCGATAGACGGGAGAACGGCATATCCCCTTACACTTACCGTAGGACAATACTACCCCCTCACAATGACCGTTTCTGCGTCATATACAGGCAATTCCTATCCTGTATTGGATGTATCCCCTGTGATCACGGTATCCTCTCTGTCAGAGGGGGTTTGCCACCAAGTCTCTACGACGGCATTGAGGCTGAAGGTAACGAACGCATCCAGCGTAGTCGAGATCATAGAGAACTCCAACGAGGAACTTGTGGACGCTGGCGGGTACGATGTATCGACCAATACATCCGCCAATCACGGGAACAACTATCCAGCGGTCAATCTCGCCAATGACAGCAACACGAATGGCGGGATTTCGGATAACAAAGGCCAGATTGATATGAGTCTGGTCATACCCAAGGGATATTCGTTCGTGATTTATCTCAGAACGACAGGAAACAACACGTTCTCGCTGACGATGATGAAAGGCTCGGAGGAAGTAATCTCTGGAACGGTAACGTTCAATTCAGGGTTCGGTGCAACAGGGTACTACCTATCCTCGGTGTCCTATGACGGTTCATCGTCTGGATACTTCTATTCGTCCATCAACAACGTGAACAGGTATAACGCTTGGATGTTGGGCGACACAGAGGACTATTCCATCATAATCACGACCGAGGACGGACAATCCGCATCGAGAACATTGAAGATGGATCTCGTCTTCCAAAAGGGCTGATGCGGGCGTTCACAGACATAGTATATAAGTCTGACATCGAAAGGGATTTGCTCAAACTCTTTATCTTACTCACCTTTTTATATACAAACGTAAATACATTGATTGATTGATATGGTTGATCAATGCGATATGTGTAAACACGGATACAGCGGTTGGACGGTCGTCGGAGAGCGTTATTCCGACGGTTATGAGGATTTCGACTGCGAGAAGTGGGACGTGATGACCGATGAGGATACCGAACTCTGCAATCAGGGTAAATGCCCGTATTTCGAGAAGAAAGACCCTTATGCCGAGGACATCTATTCAGAGGGCATGGAAGACGCATAACCGCTGTTCTGGATAACGCGGATATTATGTTAATAGAGGTGCGGGAGTAATGTTTTCGAGAAAACAATCAAGTCCCTCCACCCCTTCGGAATCGAAAAAGAAAAAGAAAGGCCGTTTGAAGTCATATGCTGTGGATCTTACGGAGTTCATAGTGTTGGTATGCGTAGGGTCGTCCTTACTCAACTTCTTCATATTTCCAGTACCTACCTATACGGATGGCGGAGGGGGGATGGTCTCTCAAGAGGATTTTGAGGATGCACATGAGTCGAACATCCTTCATTATGGGTGGCTGTTCTCCCCAAATCCAATCATGCTGGTCGATCCAGACTGCCCTTATGTTCGGGAATTGGCCGATAAGTTCCGTTGTGACAGTGAGGTATGGACACTCTATCATATAATGTGGTGGATTGCATACAATATAGAATATGAGTCGGATCAGGTGCTGTACGGGGTGAAAGAATATTGGGCGTTGCCCTGCGAAACACTATACTATATGAAGGGGGACTGTGAGGATTATGCCATACTATTCTGTTCTATAGCAAAGGCATCGGGGTTAGATGTATGTCTTCTGGATTACGCCGAGCATATGTCTGCGGGCGTATATCTAAACGGGAAGTTGTATTTCTGTAATCTATATGACGCAGAAATCTCAGAGAATCTGAAATGGGAGGGGAACAGCCCAAAAATCCTATCTCTGGATCCTCCTGTATGGTATCATTCCTCAACTGTGTTCGCGTGGACGAACAAATGGATGCACAAAGGTCTTGATTTGATTTTACCATAATATTAAATATACAGTTGTAAATACATAAGCACATAAAAGAATGAGATACAAAAGGTGATAAAACGACAGGGAAATATGACGAGTTCGTAAAGATTGTGGATTCCATAATCACACTCAGACCAGATCCGTCCGCATCGGACAAGGACATACAGCGTATGGCTAATGTACTCGGTTATTCCATCAGTCTGATGGCAGCGGTGATGCTGGATAAGGCCGAAAGACAGAGGTTCAAGATCTGGTGTATGGAAAAGGTCTTGGCCTTGGAGAAGGAAAGACTCAAGGGAATGGAGTGATCGTATGGAGAAGATGATGCTCTACGATGACAGGGAGATGTTCATCAAGGACAACTGTGAGAACTGCATTCACGTCAGCGTTCCTGTGTCAGAAAGGCCGTGCAACGGGAAGATACCCATGAGATTCAATCAGATCGAATGGTATCCCGATTACTGTCCGTTCAGAATCCGCAGACCGCTTACAGATGAGGAACGTAAGGACTTGCGGAGGACGATAAAAGAGATGTGCGGTGAAAGGATATGACCTGTTGGTACGTCTACGGGGAGAAATGCGAAAGGCACGGAAGATGTCAAGGATGCGAGATATACGATAAGTGGCACGAGGAGAGAATGAGGATGTTCGGGATGTACGACGATAAGATGAAGAAGGGGGATGAGTGAATGGCTAGTTTCAAGGATGTACACGTAACATACAGCGGGATCAATCCCTATGGTGTTCTGCGTTTCGCCATGAAACTTGTGACATGCTCTGGAGAGACAGTCGTAGACCTTTCGGAGAGGAACTTCATAATGTTCACTCTTAGACACTTCAACGAGGACAACCTAAGTGAACTGAAACGCAAACTGACTGCGATGGCGGATTTCCAGGACGCTGAGACGTTCGAGATCGATGTAAAGGAGGTAGGGGAATGACCGAACTGAAACCCTGTCCGTTCTGCGGTGGCAGATTCATAAGGATTACGAATATGTGGGATTCGGTCGTGTATCCCGACCTTACCCCAGAATATTGTGTGATGTGTCAATCCTGTGATTATGAGGTCAGGTCTGACATTTCAATGGAGGACGCTGAAAAGGAGTGGAACAGGAGGGTGGGAGAATGACAGAGGATAAACCGTTCAGATGTCCGTATGCGGACACGAAAGTATGGTGCAACAGGCGTGCGAATGAGGATGAGGATAGGATGGCGTGCGATTCGTGTCCTATCATACTGAGGTCGATAGAATGACACTGGACAATCTTGAACCGTGTCCGTTCTGCGGACGTAAGGATATGGACGGATACCGTCTCAGTTACAACACGGGGTGTTCGTCAGCATTGGGCGAGATATTCCGCATCGACTGTTATTGCGGTTGCAGACTGGATAAGAGCATCGATGAATTGGCTGATAGGTTCGTCAAGGAGAACGGGTCGGACATCGAATGTACTGAAGAGGATTTGTGGAATCTGATGGCCGAAGAATGGAACGAGAGGTGCTGATATGGGGGACTCCTTATCTTTTTGGGATATCCTCTTTCTGAAGGACGAGATCGATCTGGAGACCTACGTCATCATCGAGTGGGTAATACCGTGTGTGTTGCTCGGCATTGTCATCCTCGGTATCGTCATCCATACGTATTCGTGGGAGATCAAGCACTTCTTCAGAAGGCTGTTCAGGAGGAAGAGATGACCGAGCACAAACTGAAACTGAATGACAGATATTTCGATGCCGTAGCCAATGGCATCAAGACATTCGAGATACGCAGGAACGACAGGGATTACAAGGTCGGAGATACGCTCGTATTGAAAAAGGTCAATGATGACGGTAAATATCCGACGTATGCTAATCACAATCTTGGGATCAACCTCTATTATGAGATCAAGGTCGCAGTGACATACATACTGACCCACGAAGATTTCCCAGACGGCGTTCCAGAAGGATATATCGTTATAGCGGTAGAGAGGTTGAAAGAATGACCGAAGAACCCTATGGGATAACGAAAGGCGCAACCGAATATGTGATTCATTGTATGCACTGCAACAATGAGAGTGTGCATCATACATACACGAAGAAAGACGCTATCGAGGTGTTCAAGTCGAAAGGTTGGGAGGTATGGCGCAATCACGCAGTCTGCCCAGAATGTCTGAGGAAGTGAGCGAATGACCGATTTCGAGATGGACAAGATGTACACGATCACAGGACGGGAACTCCTAGCCCTCCTGCCCCTTATCCCCGATGGGGATGAAAAAGTCAAGGCAATATTGGATAATGTGGCAAACAGGGAAAAGTCAAGAAAAGTCAAAGAATGTCAAAAATTTGAAGTTTTGAAACCGTGTCCGTTCTGCGGAAGTACCAACGTCAGACACGCATATTACTCCGAACATTGGGTAGTATGTGACGACTGTGGTGGTTCTTCTGGTATGTATCCCTCGGATGAAAAGGCTGCATTGATGTGGAACAGGAGAGTGAACGAGTGACTGAGTTGAAACCCTGTCCTCATTGTGGGGAAAAACAGACGCTGACAATCTGGGTAGACCACGTTACCAGATCACGTATAGAATGTATGATGTGCGGAGCGAGGGTGCAGATTGAGAATTACGATGGGATGCCAGGACAGATATTAGATAATTTGATAGATGTATGGAACAGGAGAGTGAGCGAATGACGGGTTACTTATATCGTCTGATTCTGGATGTGACGATCAAAGCCGATTCTCAAAAAGATGCTGACGAAATCGCCAGAAATCTGAATGTGAATGATATGGACGCAGAGATATGGTCAAGCGAATACAGGTATATGGGTATTGATGAAGAAAAGGGGGTAAAAGAATGAGTGGATGTCCGTGTGACAGTTGCAGATTCAAGAGTATGAATTTTTCTGGGGGTAAATGCCCTAATTTCAAGTTCTTCTTCGATGCTTTTATGCTCGCATACGATGGAGAACTGAAGACCGATGTCTGCGAGAAGTGGGAGAGCAAAGAATGACCGAGTTGAAACCCTGTCCGTTCTGCGGAAGCACCAGCATAAGGATTGAGTGTTTTCAGAATAAAAATTGGGAGAAGGACTTTTGGATCGCCTGTGAGAACTGTGATGCCACGTCGGGCGTTCGTGACAAAGAAACAAGCGTAATAGAACTGTGGAACAGGAGAGTGAGTGGGTGACAGAACCAACCGACAAATTCACAGTCAGCGGTAAACTCGTCAAGTGGGATATAAACAAGTTTGAATTTACCTTGGAAACGCCTGTCGGAGATATTAAGATCAACATCGAAAAATGCAACAGCCAGATGCTCAATAGGATGGTTGATGCGATGAGGCTTAGAAGAACGGTAGAAATCAAGGTGGTGGAAGAATGATGCGGGAAGGTCAGATCCATAAATTTATGGCTGACATGAAAGCCATAGTGTATGCGAACATCGTCTTCATCTTATCCCTTTACATCTGGGTAAGTTTAGTAGAAGAACACCGCAATGAGATAGATGAGATAATGAAAGAGATCGAGGGGAGAAAATGACAGACAATCTGAAACCTTGTCCGTTCTGCGGTCGTGCGGTCAAGATTATCCAAGTCGATCCATGCGGTTTTAATGCCACTTATTACGGTGATGAGTATGCGTGCGTAATAGTCCATAAAGAGAGATGGGAAGGAGGATGCATCATTGACGATAGTCCTCCCTCCAGTAATCAACGCGAGGAATCTAAGATGGTAGAGTTATGGAACAGGAGAGTGAGGGAATGACACTGTATGTCTGGGAATGTAAATGCTGTCATACCCGCTATGCCGAAGGGTTCTGCCGTGTCAGCAAGCCCCATATCGGTATGGAGTTCAGGATCCCGTGTCCTTATGGATGCAGAGAACATCCTGGGGTCTCGAATGTATCTGTGATGGTACTCAAAGAGATCAAAAGGAGTGTGAGGGAATGATAACCCAAATCGATCTTGTTCTTACCAGATTCTATGAAGCTTGGTTCGAGATTCTGATCAGTCAGAATGGAGTAAGGGCGGTCTGTGAGGAGTATTCTGCTGACCTAACTGATGATAAGGTAAAGGAATTGAACGAAGTATTGACAAAATATCTTGAAGAACGTGAAAAAGAGAAAAGTGGGAAAGAGGATGAGTGAATGAGTACCAAGAAGAACATACTGACGAAAACCTGTCCGTTCTGCGGAGGGAAAGCCGAATTGCGTGATAAACTGGATGGCAATACGGAGACCTACGAGATCCATTGTAACAGTTGCCATATGAATTTCTCAAGGTTCGTATGGAGATGTATGGACGAGAAGGACGTGATCAAGGATTGGGATAGGAGGGTGAATGAATGATTGATTTGAAACCCTGTCCGTTATGCGGAGGCGATAATCTGGAAAGATATCGTCTCAATGTAGCGGGATTCGTGGATAGAGAGGGTATAGTAGAGACCAGAAGCGAAATCGGAGATTACTTCCGTATCGAATGTATGTGCGGGTGCAGATTCGACAAGCATCAGGATGAATTGTTCGATAAGGCAGAGGAGATCTATACGTGCGAAGGCAAGTATGACGTAGAGATAACGGATGAGGATCTGTGGAATGTCATGATAGCCGAGTGGAATAGAAGAACCGTAAAGACTGAAGAGGGATTGTAATGGGAGTCGTGTGTCCGTATTGTAAATCCAAGAATGTCAAGGTAGTGAAAGGGAAGACGCTATGCAAGGAATCCCACTATCCCAATCGCCAGATCGAGATCACTCAACAGAGGTGGAGATGCAACGTCTGTAAGAGGACATTCACTACGAAATTTGCGTTCTGAAAGAGAAGAGAAAAGAGGTATAGAAATGAAACAGATCTACAAGATATGCAAAGGATCGCATGCAAGAGACATGTTCCGCAGATGGGGGAAAGACCTATGACATCCAGAAGAGGCTATTATGATGTTGCTCTTTTCTTCCCCGCTACGGTGACGTTGGGCAGACTCCACGAACTGTTGGACAGTTTGGATGACCATGACATCAATGTGGATTACGCCTCTTTGGAGTTCGCGTCCGACGGACTGTACTGTGATGCGAAAACGTCCGTATCAGAGGGGATTGAAGCACTCATCAAGGACATCGGTAACGGGGACATCGCATTGGATTGGGATACGATGGCCGAATGGGATTGAAGACTGAAAAATCGAAAAGAGGGAAACAGATGAGGGTGAGTGGGATATGCAAGCATTGTTCCAAGCAATCAAAGGGAGGGAGATGTGTGTGCAAGGATTATATGACATGTCGTGAATGCCCTATGCCACGCAGAGTAATGCTGATGGATATGGAAAGGACTGAATGTTCAAAGGAGGAATCTGAATGAAATGTGCATTTTGCAAAGCGGAACTGAAATCGGATCAGTATCAGGGAATGGAAGGAAAAGACTTCGATGTGACCATAGGCGGTGTACCCGCAAAGGTACGTCTCCACGACAGATGTCTGGGGGAACTCATCGGATTGTACCTTACAGGTAAGACCAAGGGTGGGAAGGAATGACAGACTTCGCAACAGGCGTGTTCAAGTGTCCCAAATGCGGGGGAACTGTATTCAAATGCTACCCCCAGACACAGATTGTAGGTGCGAAGACGATGACGTGGGAATACACGTGCATAAGATGTCTTACCGTTACCGCGCTGACTGTCGAGGATTGGAAGGAGTAAATATCTTAATATATACAAAAATAAATACACTGTTGATAGTATGGATGCAGATGCTATGCGTGATGCAATAAACGGGCTGGCTGACGGGAAGACGCTGATATTCAAGAGCGATAAGGGGGATATGGCCATAACGAACAATCTGAAGGAACGTGAGGCGTACACCCTCAGATACGACAGGATCGTGACTTGGTTCGATAAAGCGTCCACCGTAGGGAGAGAGGACAAATCCCTGTGTCTGTGGTATAAGTCGCGTGTGACAGGTATGCTCACACCGAGCAACTGGAGGCTTTGAGGATGAAGAACATCAAGGATGTGCTGTCCAAATACCCTTTGAGGATCATAATCCCGAAAAACCTGTATTATCACATTCTGGTAGACATCTTCCGTGATAATCGGGTCAGCGAGCCTACCGAATGGATATGCAAGACTTGGTCTGGAAGGGATATCGGGGTAAGGATAACCTATGAGACGCGCAAGAAGTTCGGGAAGGTCTTACCATATCCTTTTCTGGAGTTCATGGGCATAGAAGGGAATATCCGCTGGATATCCACCGATAAGGATCTGATGTGTATGAAGAAAAGGCACATCCTACTGAGGTCTGGTACAGGTTATACGGTGATATTCTTCTTGGAGGGAGAGGTATGAGGTTCGCAGTGATAGAAGGATATCCGACGGTCTATGCGCTGGGTGACAGCGATTCCGAGAACGTAGCGGGGCCGTCGGAGCTTCTGGATATGATATACCTTAAACTCAATGAACACAGTCATATACAGTTGAGCGGGATGGAACTGAAAGACTGCAAGAACTGTAGCAATATGATAGACGGGGAATGCGATTATTTTGTGGATCCGACATATCCTTTTGATAAAAGGTTCTGCAAGGGATTTGAATGGAGGGAGAGATGATGGACATAGAGATAAGGATCGATACCAAAGACGGTGTTGAAATAAGGACATTGAAGAACGGCGTGGAGATGAAGGTCACGGAACTGGCTATGACTATGATCTATAACACGATATGTCACCAGATGCCCGCAGGACACACCATCTTCAAGAATTACGACAAGGAAAAGAAACTCTGGACTATTGAGGTCTATAAGGATGCGAAGAATTACAAGAACCATCCGATATGGGAAGGCAGATTCTGGAAAGCGGAGGCGGGCATATGATAATCTGTCCGTTCTGCCGTTCGTCGAAAACGATTCTGAAAGATCAGAAAGAGATCATAGAGGATTTCAAAGGAAAGCCCAGAGAATACGCCGAGCAGACATACTACTGTCGTGAGTGCTGTAAAAATTTTACGGTAAAGATGGTCTGATAGGAGGATTTCGGATGAGATGCGTTTACGAGCAATGCTATTACTGTGTGAACGGGAGATGCGGAATCAAGTATTTCGAGAAGAAGGACGGCCACTATGCAGAACGCCCTAATTACTGTCCATTTATGAACAGGCCAGCAGACGACCCGTACAGGGATGAGTGAACGGATGCTGGATACCATACAGAATATGGATTGCGTCGAGGGTATGAAACAGATCCCCGATAGGACGGTAGACCTCGTTGTGATGGATCCGCCTTATGAGTTCAAGGACACTCGCGGAGGGGGTAGTTTCGGTTCGGCGAACCGTACATATCACGCCGAATTGAATCCTCTGAGCAAAGGGGTCACCGCAGAGGTTCTGGATATGCTCTGCGACAAGATGAAGGCAATCAATATCTACATATGGTGTAACAAGAACCAACTTCGTCAGTATATCGACTACTTTGACGACAGGGGATGCAATATAGACCTACTGACGTGGCATAAGACCAATCCAGTTCCCACGTGCGGTAACAAGTATCTGTCCGACACGGAGTATTGTGTCTTCGCAAGGGAGAGCGGTGTCAAGGTCTATGGTACGTATGAGACCAAGCGTAAGTTCTACGTATCCTCGCTGAACACGGACGATAAGGAGAGATACGGGCATCCGACCGTAAAGCCCCTGAACATCATCAAGAACCTTATAATCAACTCATCAAAGGAGGGGGATGTCGTGCTGGACCCCTTTATGGGGTCTGGTACTACTGCCGTAGCGTGCAAATCCACAGGCAGACACTTTATTGGGTATGAGATTGACCCTAAATACTGCGATATTGCGTGCAAGAGGGTCAGGGACGCGGATGTGAGCGGATGGTTTTGAAAACCGACCTCTATCAAGGAGACTGTCTTGAGGTAATGGATTCTCTGATCGAACAGGGAGTCAAGGTAGATGCGGTCATCACAGATATACCATATGGGACTACGGCGTGTGCGTGGGATGTAGTGATACCCTTTAAGGAAATGTGGGGGAAACTTGACGGAATCTCAAGAGATGATACCCCTATCGTATTATTCGGTTCAGAGCCATTCAGCAGTATGCTTAGATGTTCCAACATTAAGCATTTCAAGTATGATTGGGTATGGGAGAAACAGAAGGCATCGAATTTTCTCGGCGTGAAATATGCGCCATTCAAATTCCACGAGAATATCTCTGTTTTTTCTAAAGGCGTATGCAAATACAATCCTCAAAGATATAAGGTGCTTGAATTTTCGGAGATCGAAAAGATGGATAAACACCGTCTGAAGTCCTTATTCGAGTCAAGGGAATATGACAGATACGGCACAGTGGACAGGAGAAAGACTGTGAGGGATCCTGTAACGAACAAGTCCGAAGTGGGTATAGAGATCAAGAGGACAAGATACGTCGATGATGGATACAGATACCCCAAGTCTGTTCTGAAGTTCAATAAGGATGGGAGAACCGTACACCCTACTCAAAAACCTATTCTTTTGATGGAATATCTTGTCAAGACATATTCGGACAAGGGGGATACTGTTCTGGATTTCACGATGGGTAGCGGTACAACAGGTGTAGCGTGTAAGAGATTAGGGCGTAACTTCATAGGCATAGAGATTAACCCAGAGTATTTTGAGATTGCAAAGAAAAGGATTGAGGATACACAGGAGGTATGCGAATGGTTTTGACGATCCGTAACGATGATGCCAGAAACGTTCTGAAGGAACAGCCGTCCGAGTCCGTGGATGCGATCATTACCGATGTACCGTACCGCACGACCCAGAGAGGGAATACAGGCACGATGGGAGGATTCTGGACGACCGACCTCGTGAGCAAGGGAAAGATATTCGAGGCCAACGATATCACGCCTTCAGAATACCTCCTAGACTTCTACCGTATATTGAAGGACGGATCCCATTGTTACGTAATGACCAATAATCTCAACCTCATCGAAATGCTCAATGAGGGGGTCAAGGCGGGATTCCATTTCGTCAAGAGCCTTATCTGGGATAAGGGTGCTAAGATATGCGGTACATACTATATGGGTACGTATGAGTACATCCTGCTGTTCAGAAAGGGCAAGGACAGGCCGATAAACGATTGCAGTACCCCAGACATCCTATCCGTACCTATGAAGAAGACCAAGGAGGATGGGGATAATCTGCACAATACGGAGAAACCCGTGGAACTGATGAAGATACTGGTCGAGAACTCCACAAACAAGGGAGAATGCGTTATGGATCCGTTCATGGGGATAGGTTCGACAGGGATAGCCAGCATCCTTACTGGACGTGATTTCATAGGATGCGAGATAGACAAGAGGTATTTCGACATCGCCGAAAGGAGACTGACGAATACGAAAGCGAGTACGTTGGAGGGATGGCTATGAGATATACGTGGATAGACGGAGTGTATGTAGAGGTGGATGCCTGTAGCGGGTGTCCGTTCTACAGTACGGAACGTGAACTGAGTGCGGAATGCAGATACCCTCAGAATCCAGCGAGAAAGAGCATAGAAGAGGGTTCATATTATCTTGGGGATTATCTCGGCGTAGCACCAGACTGCCCTTTGAGGGAGAAGGCGTAAGGATGCAATCAAGGACGGGAAGATAGGGATGGCGACCGAAGGAAATGATATGAAGGATATGGCAGAAAATATGCCCCCAAGGCATCCAGCAAAATATACCGATGCCTTGTTGCCTGTGTTCGCAAGGTGGTGTATGGAATCCAAATCCATCCTCGATCCCTTTGCGGGTACGGGCAAGGTGGGGATGCTGAAGGATTATGGCGTGCGTGCTGTAATCTCTGCAAACGACATCGAAAAAGATTGGCTTACCCCTAACATCTATCACTGTGACAAGTTATATTTTCAAGACGCAGAGTTCTTGGATACAGGGGAATCGTATGACACCATCGTGACCTCTCCTACCTACGGGAATCGTATGGCCGATCATTTCCATACGGAGCATCCCGAAAGACGTGCAACATATACCCACTGTATCGGTCATGAACTGAATGACGAGAATACTGGACGTATGCACTTTGGAAAAGCGTACTGTGAAAAGCACAGAAGGATATTTGCGCATCTGTATGATCTGCTCATCGATGGCGGTATCTTCATACTTAATTGCAGTAATTTCGTAAGAGCGGGAGAGATCGTGGATGTAACATCGTGGATGAGGGATACGATGGAATCTGTCGGTTTCAAGTTCTGTTCTTCCGTGAATGTATCCACACCAAGGATGAGGTTCGGTGC